ATATAGTCTATCTCTAAAAGGGTTCGTTGGTAAGTTCGACTGTTTGATCTGCGTTAATAGTGCCGCAGCGTTCTCTGGTCGAGACGCGCCGAGTATGTTTTGATTAACTCCGGCCATCTCTCTTGTCTTATCAAGGGCGCTTTGGATTGACTTGTCTACGTCCATTGTCATCTGTGTCGGCTGTAGATATGTCATAGCGTTGGTTAAAGGTATGTTTGGCGGTAAGTCCACTGTGTCTATTGTGCCAATCGCTGTGTCTACCCCATTTATGAGTGAGTTGTTTACGAGTAATCTTGGAACCGCCATCATAAGCGCGTGTAAGTGTCTCGCGGACTCTTGTACGTTGGCCATCTTTTGGTTTTCAATATACCGAGTCATCTCAGCCTCACCGTAAGCAAATTTCTTTCTTGTTTTATAGGTATACACTGCTACCGGATACAGTGGCATTTCTAAGTCCTTCCAGGGCTCAATCTCTACATCTTTCGTACTAAGAGATGTATACACTGTGCCGTCCCTCTTTTTAAGCGTTCGCGTTATAGTTACAAGTTTCTCATCATCACTTGAGTGGTCGTCTGTGCCCCTCTCAAAAGCCATGTGCGTACTATCGTCATCTGGCTTAATCATGTCGATCATATCCTCAGGCACTTCCTTTTCCTTAGCCCAAGCCTTGGTCTCTCTTAGCGTTTTTCTAGAACATAACTTGATCCAGTCTTGCTTTTGCTCGTCTATCTCGTAAGGGTTTGATACATAGTAGTCCACCATATCAATAAGCTCTGCATTTATATCCCCAACACTCTTAGTAATGTTGCCGTGAGTAATATCTGTATCCCAGTAATAGTACAGAACCGCGATGCCTTGCTGCATTCCATCTAACACGATCTGGTTTAGCATATAGTCGAACCTTAAGCGCTCCCAGTTCTTTCTGTCTATCGCTGTGAATATCTTAGATGCTTTAACGAGGTCCTCTTCTGCCTGCTCTGTCTCGTCTACAGTTCTCTGAACCGTTAACTTGTTGGCTACAATTGCTGCAAGCTTGACGTCTGCTATTTGCCCAATGATATTGTAGGTTGTTTTCTTTAAGTTTTTACTGTCTATATCGTCCCATTGAATGCCGAGATACATTTTCTCGTTCTCTTCCGTTATACTGTATAGGTTCTCAGACTCTTTAAACGTCTGTGCCCGCTTTAACGCCTTCTCTTCTTTCTCTACGTCAAACTTCATCATTTACTACCTCCTCCAAAAATTGATTTCATTTCTTCATTATATTCTTTAATTTGTGCGTTCATTTCTTTAAGCTCTTTCTCTGCCGCTAGGTTCTCTGCTTTCGACAACCGCTTCCTAACAACGATTTGTCCTTTTCCTAAAAAATAACCTATTACAAAGGCGACCGCTATTAAAACTATAACGTTTAATATCAACATATATCTACCTCCCTACCTATAAAAGTTACCCGCTAAACTCTGCCTCGTGTCATTCTTCTTACCGTCGAACTGGTCTACTATACTCATAGGCCTGTCTTTCTCGGGTCTCGGTTGGTGCATAACGCAAAAATACCTTAGTGCGTCTGGCCCGTGCGTTAAATTGTGTGGCTCTGTGGCATACTTATTTGGGTCTTTCTCATCTGTTTGTAGCTGTGGTAACGAGCGGATCAGGTTCTTACAATTGTCCATGATCTTAAGCCTTGATGTCTTTTCCGTCTCGCCCGTCTGAACGTTTTTACGCTCAATGGGTCTTAGCCAGTCCTTCATGGCCGCAGCGCCCACCTCTCTATTATTATCTGATGGGAACATGTTCCACCCGTACTGTTGGAACATACCCCAAGTGGTCTTGCCGTTTGTCTTATTTCTTGCAAACAAGTCCGGTGGACCATAGCGTATACGCACCTTATCATTACTATTAAAGGCTATCATCTTCTCTGACGCGTCGTGTATGATTAGGTTTGGTTCATAGAGCTCTCTATAAACCCAAGCTGTGCCCTCATAGTCTATGGCAATCCAGTAAGTCGCTAACATGTCTAGGCCATAGTCTGTCGCTGTGTATCTGTACCACCCTGTTGGTGGATCGAAGTGCTCCGTAACATGTATCTTATTTCTAAACTCGCCAAAGAACACGCCGCCTGGAATACCATAGTCTCCAAGGCCAACGACCTTGTACCGGTCAGGGTCCACTATCGCCAACCGTTCTATCCTATTGTGGTCAGCCGCGTCCATGAACTCATTACACTTATGCGTTGTTGTGTACCTGCTCGCCTGTGGGTGCTCAACGTCCCAGAACTTACGCTTCGTCCAGTGAGCGTTAACCCACGGGTTATACGTCAGTGTAATCTGTTTCCATAGATGCTCGGGAACAATACCCCTTATAGACTCAACAAACGTATCAAATTTCGACTCGTCTGATATCTCATAGGCCTCCTCGATCCAAGCCCAGCATAAATAACCTTTCTTAACCGTTATAGATGTTAGTTTAAGAACATCATCGAAGCCCCTGAACAGTATAACCTGACCTGTTGGCTTATATGTCGCCTTCATAGTAGAGTTATCCCCTTTAGGGAAGTACCACTGCTTCGATACGCCTAGCCGTTCGGCGGCCCACTGTAACTCTGCAAACGTTGAGTCCCTGTGCGTGTTTAGTACCTGTCTTACTACTACCATGTTTGACTCCGGCTGCTTCATTATGTTGTATATACTCCACAAAGCCATCGTCTTAGACTTCTTAGACCCGCGACCACCCTTCAACACTCTAAAGAAGTGCTCGTCTTTCCAAAACGTCGCGTATCCTTTACCTACTGCCTCAGCTATATTAATCTTCAAGGTCGTCCTCCCCCTCAAATTGCACAGGCTTTACGCTTATGTTGTGGTCTATCTCCTGCTTAGCTGACCATTCTTTCGGCTTCCTGTTATGTAGCCACATCTGAATAGCGTTAAACTTTGGCTCATGGTACACCTTCTTAGTGGTACGTACAACCTCGCCTTTACGCGTGATCTTAACCTCTTCCTCGTCTGTATAATACCCAGTGGCCACCTTATTCAGTGTGTTGACCATCTTAACGTCAGGAATATCCCTGCCTGTCATTAACGCATGCTCTAGATCAGGAAACACCTTATTATACACGGTAAGTGTGCTGCGACTTATACCTAGCCTTGTTGCTATCTGTTCTCCACTTAGCCCCTCAGACGCCCACTGCTTAACCTCGTCTAGTCTACCCTTTACATATATAGTATAGAGTTTATGCTTTCTTTCAAGTGCTAACTCTTCTCTGTTTCCTAATATTCGAACGTTTAACTCTTCTGATAGATCTTCTAATAACTTCTGCTTATCCTTTACCGTCAGTTCATTTGTATCCACGTGAACCCTCCTTTCCTACATTATATACTACCTAGGTTTGCTGTGCAAGTTACAGCCAAGACAGATCGTCCTCGACGTACTCCCACTTAAACCCCTTATAGAGGTCCTGCTTGCCTGTTGCAGCTCTCATTACGCCATATCTGCTAAGCCCTTCAACCTCCTCTACCCCTATAATAGAGTCCCACACCCTTATGGGTGTACCGTCTGGCGCCAGTTGCCTAACAGGCTTAGGGGCTTTTATCTCTTTATGCTTAACCCACTTCAAGTTTGTGGCCGCCGCGTTGCTTAAGTCCTCATCTATATGATTTATTACTAGCCCCTCTTTATAGCCTTTGACAAACGCTCTGCCAACTACACGGGATATGTACACCGGCTTGGCAGTGCCTCCACGGCATAATAACACCTGCATGTGACCCCCGTTTGTATCCCTACCCTTTAATGTGGTGTTCGTTTTATTGCTTATTATATCCCCAGCACTTGTAACGCTATGTTCGGTGTATTCCTCAAATCCGCTTACTTCACTTAGGTTTTTAATCATATTATAACCAATCCTCCAATCCTAAAAACTTATTGACGTTCTTTGGGTTTATAACTTTTCTATCCTTAGCGCCCTTCACTTTCTCAGTTTCGTAGTATAACCCTTTATCTAGCCAGTAATACACTCCCTGCCTCGTTACTCCGAACCTTTCTGCCGTCTGCTTTACTGTTAATCGCTCCATATCATTGCCTCCTTTGATACATTATATATCAGAGGCTAAGTAAAGTCAAGTACGTTATGGCGTTTCTGATAGAAAAAAAATATAAAAAATGGCTTTGTGTCGCTGAATTTTCAAAAGCTGTGTGGTCGATGTGCATATTAATATAAGGGTGGGGGCAAAGACGGCCTACCCCCTTCGACTTCCTACAATCTTAGCGTACGCGTACACGCACACCCGCGCAAAGATCAATGAAGCATCACATCATAGGGCCAGGGGTACATTTAACGCGGCCACGTATGCGCGGGCCACGTATGCGCGGGTACCGTTTACTTAGCTGCTGTGATGCTGTGATGCTGTGATGCTGTGATGCTGTGATGCTGAACACACTGAACACGCGATGCTGTGATGCTGAACACACTGAACACGCGATGCTGTGATGCTGAACACACTGAACACGCGATGCT